ATATTTCTCGTCCTTTTCTGTGATCAATTCGCAAGCTAGTGCAAGGTAAGCACACGCGTCGATATAGGAGTCAATGTGATCTGCTGTTTCTTGTAATCTGGCAAGTTTAACTTCGACCATTGCCAGACACGCTTGATGGTCTGAGATTGGTACTTCAAGCATTTGTTGGAGTCGTAATGCGATTCGAGTCTGATTGATACGAGGATGACCATATATTCGTCCTCGGTCTCCAATGATGTCAGTAGCTGATAATAGGACTTCACTTGCTTTCACACTCTCACCCTTTCTTTTGATGCGTAGTAATCACGGACTGCTTTACGCCCCTTGATATATCCCACGCGAATGCCGACGATACGGCCTAGATGAAAATATAGTCCAGATAGGACAATCATGACAATCATGTCACCGAATGATGGATCAAACATGTTTAGCTCTTTTCTATCGACGCCCTTGGTCGATGGCTAAACTGTCTCACGCCCTAAGGGGGAATTTTAAGAATTTAAGATAACGAAACGGTAACGATTCTGACGTGTCGATATGATAATCGATGTCCCGATCAAGCTCGTTATCTAGGTCGTCCATAGCGCTTGCCTGCCACGACGAATGTGCCGTCCTTCTCGATGTAAATCAGATCAACCTGGACGTTTTTGCCCTCGACGTACATGATGGCAAAAGCCTGTTGCCAGTTAGCCGATCCCTTTGTATATGAGGCTTTGCTAAAATCCATGAGGTTTCCTACCTCAACGCCATGCAGAACACGCCCTATACGGCCTCCAGAGGCCTCTGAGAAGGACGATCTGCCTGCTCTGTGAGTATGTCCTGAGATCACGCTCTTGCCGTGCCTACGGGCTGCTTCTAGGGCTGATAGACCACCCTGAGACTTAATAGGCGTATGATCCCCGTGGACTGCAATCCAGCCCGGGGCGATGTTGTAAGGCTTGCGATGAAACGTGATGCCAAGTTCATCGAGGCGCATAAACTTCTCGAAGCGCAGCTCTGGCAATGACAGGAATGATGGAATCTTGCGCATGATCTGTGTGTAAAGGCGATCCGTGTGATTGGATCGGATCATCTGTGTTACCTGGAGATCGTAAAGTACCTGAATAGCCTCTTCGCGATCATCTCCAAGAGTTTGTTCGTATGCCTCTGGGGTTCCTTCTGACCATTTACTGATTGTGTTGAAATCAATTTCGTCACCTATTGTCACTACTTCGTGCGGCTTAAACTTACTGATAAAACTGGCTAGATTTTTGACTGCGTGTCTATCGTGGAACGGAACCTGTAGGTCGCTCACTATGACTATTCGCTTCATTTAATCCTCGTCGTCGTCCTCATAGGGTAGGCGATCCACGCGGTCGGGGATCGATGGCAGAATCCAGTCAGGGTAAGCATCTCGGTCTTGAATGATGCTCAGGCATAAATCGACTGCAAAGCCTGCACGGCGCAATGCGCGATACATCTCATGCAGGCTGATAGCCCATGCATCTAACTGTGAATAAGTATCGAGATCGATGACTTTCTTTCGTGCCATGTCAAAAATTATCGCTCTAGAAGTATGTTGTAGATCTCATCGACACGCGTATTAAGTCTCTTAATTTCAGAGAGAAGATGCGTGATGACGTAACCAGCAAGGCCACCAATTACGGCAAGGCTGGCAAAATAAAGCGTAATGAAGTCAGTTGTGTTCACTTCTTCTCCACGGTATCTACTGCAGCTTCGATAGCATCGACGACGATATCTGCAACGGCCTTCTTGGCACGATAGGACTTGATAGCAGTACGAATGACCGGGATCGCTATGAGTCCAAGAGTTGCATAGATAATTGCTTCCATTATTTACCACCTATCATCGGGATATTGAACCAAGTAGAGTCTTCATCGCCCTTGATAGTAAAGCTGACATGCGCATGGTGATTATGCTTATTGATCCCATCATAAGGACGCCAAGCCCAAGCCTTCTTAGATGAGGCGATCTTGCCATCGAAGATGATGTAACTGATTCTCTTATCGCCAGACTTTGCAAGGAGTCGAATCTGATCGACCAGGTCAGGCATGACATCGGGCTTCCTGCCTTTGCCTGCAAGGTCGCGGTCAACATCGATGGCACGAACCCATCCTTGTGCATCTGGATTATGATCAGACTTGCGCGCAGCGTGTCTTGTATCGCCGATCCAGCCGTCCGAAGTTCGATCTCTACCTGGGAATGCATCATCGATCTGCTCTCTAAGCTGAATGGCTGATCTGCTTAAACGAGGCTTCACAAGTTGCACACTCCCATCTCTTCAGATCGTTCAATGTTAATTCTGGATGATCACATGGCGCCGGGGCAATAAACGCATCATCAATTGGATCGTAGGTATAACCGACTCCTGCGTAGTTATAGCGAATAGATGAGTTATAGCTTGTCTTAACCCATGTACCGCCAAGGTTATCGATAAGCCATTGATAACCCTCATCGCCTGCTGGATCGTTATTGTCTCCAACGAGTACACGAATTACTTTGTTATTGTCGTCTAATTCTGCCCAATGACTCATGCTGCGTACCTCACAACAACAATTCCCGATCCGCCTGACATGCCATAAATATAAGTGCTATAGCCACCGCCACCACCGCCGCCACCTGTGTTAGCCGTGCCGTTAGATCCACTACCTGCAAGATTTGTATTTCCGTTACCACCACCACCGAGTCCGCCATAGGCTTGATAAAATCCACCACCACCGCCGCCACCTGCGAAGTAATAGTTGCCGCCTGAAAGTTGTCCTGCTCCAGTAGCTGCGCCGATTGCGTTGATGAAAGCGCTAGTAAGTCCTGCTCCACCATTACCGTTAGAAGTTGTTGATCCTGCAAAACCTGCCTGAGATGCACCACCACCACCGCCTGAATAGCGATAAGTCGTGCCGTTAGAATCACCTTGACCACCAGCAAAACCTTGACCAGTAGTAGGTGAACCACCTGCACCGACTGAACTTACGCCCGATCCACCGCCGCCGCCTGATCCACCTGTAAGACCGTCTTTAAGTGTGTTCGATGATCCGACTCCACCACCGCCACCACCCTTGACCAGAGTAAGTGTCTGCAATTGAGAATCCACGCCGTTAGTACCTTTAGCCAATGAAGTAGCCCCGGGCCCACCACCACCAACTGTAACCGCATAAGAACTAGGTGATAAAACTTGAGATGTGAAAACTAGTAGACCGCCAGCACCACCAGCGCCAGCCTCTTGATAAGCACCACCGCCACCACCAGCGACAACTAGGACGTCGCAGGTTAAGTTAGTGCCAGATACTCCTAGACTTCCATTACCAGTAAAGACACGGTAATTGAATCCGCCTGATGTATAAAGCGTACCGCCCGTAACTGTAGGCGCGGCAGGAGTAGTAGGGGCATATAACCCCACGGCATTGTTAAGCATTATCCAATGGCTCCAACGACATACCAAGTGTCTGTGCCAGTCTTGATACAAGCTGCGCTCTTGTATTGTGTCAAAGTAGGTTGTGCTGGTACTGCTCCAGCCGATAAGACTGTAGTAGTGCCAGAAGTAACCGCCTTGATTGTGCAAGTGCCAGTTCCAATGTTTAGAACTGTAATAACTGTACCGATTGGGAAGGCTACTGAGGCATTTGTAGGAATATTGAAAGCGATCGCGCTGGATTTGTTCATCAACTCTAAGACCTGATAGGCGTCTGAAATAACCGCCGTATAATCGTTAGTATTGGCTGCGCCGACAGTAAAGGCTACTAAGCCATTATAGTCTGCGGCGGTAAAGATATCGCCTGTCGATGCTGGAAAGCCTTCTGCCATGATTTTCTCCTAGTATCCCATTATGGATTGTCCGATTATACCGTAAGTCGATGATCCTATAATGAATCCTTCGACTATAGGCTCAAGTGTTGTTACTGTGCATTTCATACTGTTAGGGGTTATATCCCATGCCAAGCCCTGCACCTGCAAAGTCTTAACGATTGTCGAGCCATCTGGCTGGACGTTAGTGATCTTTACATTGTCAAAGTAATCGAGACCGATCATTGTGTCAGTCGGTACTGCCGTATCCAGTAGATCGACGGTCATGGCATCGATGCGAATAGTTGTCTCAGCTCTTGTTGCTACATAAATCTTGGCAATGTCTAGGACTTGAGCATCAGTCTGAGGAATCATGTCTGTGACGGTTGTGCCATGAGGAAAATACTTAGCCGAAGAATCGGCGTTAACGGCAGTCTGAGCCGTGCCACCGACACGCGTCATAGTTGCCTGATTAATGATGAGCTTGTCATCAAAGGCATATCGAAGATTTGAGTAAGGAATGCCAGTAGTTTGATTAAACTCGATAGGAGCAGGAGCAAGAGAACTCACCACATCATTGCGATCCTTGAACTCAGCCGTTCCATCTGTGCGAATAAAGAATGCGCCCTGTTCTGCGAACTCTGCCGCCTTGAGAGCTGCTAGGGAAGATCGAGATGTTCCGGGGTCTGCCTGGACTGTCGTCGATCCTGTGTCAATTATTCTCATCGTTGCAGGAAAAGAGACCTGATCTAGAATCTTTGTGATGCGCGTGCCAGTTGTCTGGCCTGCCGTTGCGTCAGTTACTGTCGAGACGTTAGCCATCTGAAATAGACGGAATGCATCTGAGCAGACAATATCGACATACCCAATCTCTTGTCCTGTCGGATAGTAATACTTGTAAGAATCAACATAGCCTGAGAATAAAAAGTGCTGACTAGTATCAGTAGTAGCCGCTACACGAATCTTGCGAAGTGGGGTGAGAAACCCAAAATAAGGACTAGATACGTTTTGAGGATTAAAATATGAGTCAGGGTCTAACACTCGAACTGTGCAATTTCCAGCCTCATAAGTATCACGCATAATGTTACGACCACGGCTAATATTGATTGATCGAGTGACGCTACTGAGATCGACTACTGGCTCAGGAACCTCCGTTGCTGAGAATGCACTGATTCCAATGACGCCATATTTTTCATCGCCGATAGTAAAGTTGTAGCCGAATGTAGCGCCCTGGCTAAAATCGAACGATACCGAAATAGTGGCAGGAAGACTCATAATGCAATAGCGCCCTTAGCACCGAAGCGGTTGGTCTGGGCGAATGTGCCAGATAGTGAATCGTTTACCTGCTTCTGAGTAATTGCTCCAGTTACTACGTCGCCATCGAGGTAAACCTCAACATTGACTGCCGCTTGGTTAGCGCCTTGGAATGAATTAACTGCTGCCATCAATTCCATCTGAGCATCTGAGAACGTCGATGATGGAGCCACCGGGGCGGTCTGCAACTGTGCTACGGATACTCCGAGAGATGATGCCGTGTAGTTTAGAAGTTCACTTGGTAGTGTCCAGTTGCGGTAAGGATTTGGCGCTTCTGGGGTTGTCATTAGTGACTGGCGAAGCTCGTTCTGTCGCTTGACGGCTGCATCTAATTGATCTGATAGGGACGTGGCAAGATTAGCGTTACCTTCAAGAATCGACTTTTGTAACAATAACGATAGGCGATCAGTCTCGCTGATCTGACCCTTGAGAGCAGCTTCTAGGCTGATAGCCTCTAGATTAAGAGTCTTTGATGCCTTTTGTAAGGCTAGTGACTTCTTATTGGTATCAAGGGTTTTCTTCTGAAGCGCTGCTAATTCTCGCTGGCGCTTGGCTGCGTCGTTTTCGGCTTTTCTACGAGCCGCTATCTGTGCCGAAGTCTCATAAATACCCATAGGTTGTGAACCTAAATACCCCATCGATGGCGCATTGCGTCTCAACTTTGCTGCTTTCTCAGCAGCCTCGATGGCGGCTAGGGCATTCTTCTCGTAATCATCGAACGGGTTAAAACTAGCCAGGATGGCTCGATCGCTAGTCAGGACGTATAACTTACGGAATCCAAATACTACTGCTGAGACTGTATCCGCAATCTTTGTGGCAAGAGTATCGATCTGGTTTACGAATTGTGTTGTGTCTCCTGCGGCAAATACCGAGACCAAGGAATCGACTAGCGCTCCGCCAATCTTTTCGCTTGCCTCGCCTGCTGCGGTTGTAATGAGCTGCAACTTGCCAGCGTAGGTAGTCAGATATTCTGCGTTAGCGCCAGAGAATTGCTTGTTTAGTCGATCTTGAACATCTGCGAACTTCATAGTCTTGAGTTCGGCTTGAGATAGTCCTAGTGAATACTTGCGAAGCCCACGAGTCTGGCCTACATATGCGGCGCTCAAATCTGAAACAACTGTTTCGTAATCAACGCCGGACCCGGCGGCGATGTCGGTCGCCTGGGTTAGTAATTCTTGAGCTTTAGCGACTGAGCCAGTAGTCTGCAATAAGCGTTGCATCGCTGGACGTAATTGATCGTCGGCAACGCCAGACATTCTGGAAAGATCGGAAATAAATCGCTCGATGCGTGGAGACTCGAATTCTAGACCAAGATTTTTAACTGCTATTGCTAAACGATTGGCGGCCTTCTCGTCCTCGATAAAAGCCATTGACGCGTTCTTGGCAAACTTTAGAAGTTGCTGGGCTCCAAATACTGCAACAAGGCTTTTACCTAGTCGCTTTACTCCTTTATCAAGAGCGCTAACACTCTTACTTGTGTCGCCAAGTGCTTTCTTACCTTTATTCTCGACGACAATCGGAATCCGTAGCTCAGCCATTGTTATTGCCTTTCGCGTTAAACTTTGCGGCGGCCTTCTCTAGGGCTCGGATTACTCCGACCTTGGCCTTGCCTTGATCTTGATCGTAAGCCTTGAACATCGCACGGCCTTGCATCTTGTTACGGCCAGCAAATGAACCTTGGAATCTTGGTGAGAAGTTGCCAGTCATTCCAGACTTGCGTCCGGCGGTCTCAACGATCGCACCTGCTGCAGTTTTATTGTGAATTGATACTGACTGCACCCATCCCTGGCGATTAGGCTTAGTAGGCGTGAGCTTATAACCAATTCCGCGACGAGCCTCCGCGGCATCGTACATCGGGAACTTGGCAGTTTTTACTTCATGCTTTACGAATCCAGATGGAGCCTCTGAGTTAGATGGAAGGAATCCTCTAGCCTTTTTTACAACTGGCTTAAGAAATCCAACCATCTCATCACGAGTCTCTTTATCCAGATCAGGCGAGAATTGCTTAAGAGCCTTGCGAAGCGCACTAGCGCCTTTTAGCTCTGTAGGCATCTGCCTGCTCCTTTGCTCTATCCTTCAGCGCTTTAAGTAGCATCTGAAGCATCGATGAATCTAAATCAATTAAAGATTGTGGAGGGATAGCCGTCTCAATGCTCAAGCGAGCGATGAGATAGTGGATGCTATCCCTGCCTAGGCCAAAGGGTCAGACTCAGCAACCTCTACACTCTTGAGAGTTTCGAGAAAGTCTGCGCCGAATGGCTTGACTGTGACTCCACTTAGTCGAAGGCCTTCCCATGCAAGCCAATAGACATCTGATTGCTTTTCATCATCGCGGAACGCTTTGTGAAATCCCTTTTTAGCATATAGCTCGAACGCGTACTCCAATCGAGGAGTGATCTCGATCTCGGTGACTGTGTTGTCTGCCATCGTGACTATTAACTTTGCCATGCTATGCCCCTTTATTTAGTTTCTTAGAATGTGCCTGTTGTGGCAACTGCTACTGTACCAGAGACGTTGAATGTCAATGATTGAGTACCGAGATCGCCGACTGCGCCGTTGATATCCGTTGTGCCGTTGATCAAGCAAGTCATTGTATAGAGAGGGTTAGTCGCAGATACTGCGGTTCCCTTTTCCTGAAGTAGAACAACTGTGACGTTGGTTCCCCATGCAGCTTGAAGGGTTGCAAGGACGTTCGCTGATGCGGTGTCGTTGAGGAAGTCGATTGTGACAGATGATGCCTCAAGGCCTTTAACGAACTTGTGTCCGCCATCGCCCATTGCAGTTACTTCTAGCTCATCGAATGATCGGTTAAGTGTTACTGCGGTAACGTGGTCTGAAAGATCGACAGAGTTAACCTTCACGCCGACCTTGTTGTTTAGAAATACAGCCATTTAGGTTATTCCTCGTCTTTCTTAGTAGATGGTTTTGGTGCTGATGGTGCTACCTGCCCGATCTTCTTCAGGAAGGCTTCTTGCTCTTTTTCCCACTCGGACATGTTAACTCCAACTCGTTAGGACTGAGATATTGATATTACAGGTTAGTAGATCACCAGACGCGGCATTGAGTACGGCTGGAGCCGATACTTCTGTCACGTTGTAGGTGTAGGTCGATGCAGCGAGCAGGTTGAAAACCCGGACGATGTTATCTTCCATCCCGTTAAGGTTGCCTTCGTTATCGAGCAAAGGAACCATGACGGAAATTACGAAATTGGCCATAGGTGAAATAGTCGAATGCCAGCCGTTAGATGGTGAGATGTAAGGGTCAGCAGGTGCGACTATGACGCTATTGGCGATAGGTGTTGCAGGTGGAAATGAAAAAACTGAATACTTTGTGTTATCGGTAAGAGCTGCGGCGATTCCTGCGCGAAGGGTTGATATGGCGGCCATTAGCCCACCATCGATCTCGGATCAAGATAAGGTGCAAGTAATCCACGAACACGCGCTAGAAGGGTATTGCCCATGCGGTAAGGAGAAGGCTGGTAGCCATCAATGGTAACTCCGCCTGAAGATGGAGCCTGACGGCTTTGCCAGATGTCAATCGAGATCATAAGCGCAGCTTCTTGAATTGCCGGGACTGTGGCTGGATCTAGTGCAGTTCCAGCGTTTACTGAGCCATAAGGGTTCAAGTAATGCTTAGGCTGGACTACGCCATTATTGATGTTGTAACCGATCGTGTGATCGCCTACTTCTGTAAGTGTTTTGCTGCCGTTGAGGTGTGACTCATTATTGCTTACGACAACTGTCTGGCCAACATAAAAAATATCTTTAATGTTCTCTGCGAAATAAAGTTTTGCGGTAGTCGCAGTTGATTCATGTGCAATGTTAAAAAATGTGTTATTCCAGATGAAAGGTACAAGGACGTTATCCGCGGCATCGCAGACTTGTTGAAGCACGCTGTCAGCGTAGAGCGTCCCAACGCCTAAGGCGGTGCGAAGTTCTGCAACTGTTGTGAGTGCCATGAATCTACCTTTCTAAAGACTCCAGGGGTAGAAGGGCACTACCCCTGGAGCGACTTAGTGTGTTGCTTATTGCTTGTTGTTCTTGAATGCGCCTGCTGCGACCTTTGTAGCGATTGCTCCAAAGCCGTAGTAGCCGATTGTTACCTGTCCTGCTGCAGTTGATTCTGCGCGTAGGCGGTATGTTGGTGACTCGTACCATGTGTACGCATCTGGGTTTACGATAAGGATTGTTCCATCGCCATCGCCAGCGTTAGTTGGATCAACGTAAAGGTTGAGTCCAGCAACGTTACCTGTGAGTGAAGTTGGAGCAACTGCTCCGCCTGCGTTCATTGGTTGTGAAGCGGTGTAGATTGGACGGCCTGCATCGTTAAGTGACATGATGTTAGACCATTGTCCAGTTGATACGACCATATTGCGAGCAAATGGATTTGCAAGGCCTGCAGTTGCTGCATAGACAGAAGCTGATCCACGAGCGACGACTCCAAGGAGTTCTGCTGCAGTTGGGTATGTTGCAGTTGTTGTTGCATCGAGTGATGCGCCTGCAATAAGTGCAGCGTTTACTGCTGCGTTAGTTGTCTTTGCGTAAGCTGCTGCCATGTTGCGGACAAGCTCATCAAAGAATGCTGGAGATGTGCGATCAAGCAACTCGACAGAGAATGTCTGCTGACCAGCATACTTCTTGACTGATACTGAGAGGAATGCTGAGTTCTGATCTGTGTCTGTGAATGCTGCATCTTCTGCAACTTCGCCGACTGCTGGCATCTGTGTGATCTTTGGGATCTCAAAAGTCATACCGGCATCTGGAAGCACTCCGCGTGAGATTGCATCGATTGATGGACGGATTGTTGTTCCGAGTGGGTTGATGATTTCTGACAACTGACGTGTTGGCACAAGACCAGCGTTGTCTGTTGTGTTGTCTGCTGCTGCGATGTACTGACGAGCTGACTCATCTCCGAGCGCTGCACGGATTGTGTTCTCTGCGTACTTTGCTGCAGTGATTTCGATACGTGGCTTTGTGTAAGCCATTGCTGTTACAGCAGGGCGAGCAGCTTCAACTGCGGCAGCCTCAACTGTAGGTGTTGCTTCGACTGCTGAAGTGGTGTCTTCCACGGTGGCTGTCTCGCTTTCTGTTGGTAGGGTTTCTTCAACGGCTTCATCTTCAGAAGCCGCGATATCGGTTACGGCTGCAGACTTAAAGGCTGCTGCCTGAACCAAACTTACTTCGAGTAGGTCAGCACTCGATACATACAGAACGCCATTCTTAGGCTTTGCTGCATTGACCATAACTCCGACTGAAAGACCAGTACGAAGTTCTTCTGAGGCTTCGATGAGAGCATCTGTGCCACGGGATGATTTAGAAATCTTGAAAGAGGCGTAAATGCCATCTTCTGTTTCATTGAAGAATTGAGCGCGGCCGATTGGCTGCTTTGGATCATGCTCTAATAGGAGCTTCACTTTGCTTGAATCAGCTATGTTAATCGCTCCGCGCTCAAAGACAACTGCACCGGCGGATGTGTTACCGACTTCGCCGTCAAATGGCACAATCTTGCCAGAGATAGTGCGTGCTGCGCTATCTGCAGTAAGTTCTGCCGAGAATGTAAGCATCTCGCTCATATCATTCCTTCGCTTCCGTTAGGTGTTAGGTCTGTCATCTCCATGGCTTGCTCTTGGGTGATCAACTGAAGATCCAGGAGTTCACGGATGATTGACAACTCCACAAGTGGATCTGTGCGGAGATAATTCTTGTCGATGTCAAACTTGACGATATTGCCACGAGCCGTGATGTCATCCATAGATAGACGATCTTCGATGGCTGAAATAAATGGCTGCAAAGATAGTGTGAGGAATTGGCGACGCTCATCAGTTACGTTGGCGTAAGTCATCGTTGTGTTCTGATCTGCTGAGACGTAGTAAGGAGGGACATTGCAGAGACGAGCGATCTCAGTAGCAAGATTCTGGATTGCCTCGTTGTACATCATGTCTTTAGGGCTGAATCCAACTGTCTCGTATTGGAGAGTGCTGGTGAGATAAGCCGTTGAACGGTTTTGACGAGCGTTCTTGAACGCTGCAAGTAGTCCTTGGACTTCTGCTGGAGGTAGGTCTGCGCCTGTGTTCTTAAGATAGCCAGTAGGCATTGGGGTTGCCGCTGCAATTACTGAAGCCTTCTGAATGTCAAGAGCTGCACGAATCGTCGATGTTCCAGTATTAAGAATGCCATCGCTTAATGATTGGAACGTGATAAGTGATCCGAGACCATCCATTGGTACTGTCGTACCATCGATGGCGTAAGACTTCACGAATACGTTATCGCGATCGAGTGTTGCAGTTACGCGACTATTAGCGATCCACTCAAAGCGTGAAGGACGGCCATCTTCCTGGTAAGTCTCAACGACCTGCCAGAATGCCTGTCCGTAAAATAGAAGTGAATCAACTGTGTAAGCAACGGTTACAGAACGTGGCTGATGGTAGGAAGGTTGTTCAAGCCAGAGAGGCTTACCCAATTCTTCGCCAGTTGATTTCTTGTAAAGTTCAAGAGGGATCGTGCCGATTGTGCCAGCAAGAAGGTTACGGCATCGAGCTAGTGCCGGGACTCCCATTGCTTCTGTGCGACCAACATAAGCAAATTGAAACGGCATCGCATAAGGAGAATACTCACCTAAAACTTGAGGTGCATACTGCGCTTCAATATCAGACTTTGACGCTGCACCTGTAAGGCGCGAAAGGATACCCATAGATGGCAATTATACACTACATGTAGTCTATTCTGTGTAAATAGCCGCTACCTGTTGTGGTTTCATTAACATCGATACAACCATCGCTAGAGATATCGGCGCAGATACATCTCCTGCGCTCTTGCGTTTAACAATGCGCCAGGATGAGTCATTGGTCTTAGCTGCGCAGTTATTCATCTGCTTAATCAATTCTTCCTGGCCATTGTGGACTACGCGACCATTGACGAGACCATCGAGGAGATCCGAACACGCCTGATAAAACTGCTGGCCTGAAATATCCTGGATAATCTGACCAGCATTGGCAAGGCGCTCAGCAATGGTCTGTGTCGTATACTTGTCGTAACAGATCATCTTAGGTCGGTATTGATCAGCCCATCCCTTAATGTCGGCTGCGATCTTTAGGTCATCTACCGAGACTTGAGACTCCCACGTCTGGAGAATCCCGACGCCGATTCTTCCGTCACCCATAATCTGACCAGCAACGAGGCTTGCATTGCGACGAGACGGAGAAACATCAAAGCCAAAGATCGTATAACCGCCGACCGGAATTTGGAGTGTGGCATCGGAAGTTGCTTCAAGTACGCCATGAGGCCACGGACTCTGCAGAGAATCAATCCATTGGCATAAAAGCTCAGTTCTAATGTCTTCAATTTTGTTAGTTGCAACTGCTTCCTCAAGTGATTCCTCCGTAATTGTGTAACCAAGAGCAGGGTTGCTCATTGCCCAAGCGTTTCTATCTGTGATCTTGCAGTATTGAGGTGCTGAGTATTCGTAGAATCCGAAAGACTTAGGAGGTGCGGATAAGGCTCGCTCTCTTAGCGTGTTAAGAGTTTCCGAGAAAGCGTCACCGGCATTGCTAGTTAAAAGGGTCTGAGAGTTAGGACGGGCGCGAGTGGTTGGGATTGCCGCCGTATATCCGTCCTTGCTGATCTCTCGAACCTCATCAATCCATAAGAAATCTGCGGTACGGCCACGAGATGAGTCACGAGTATCAGATACCAGGTCAAGTGTTGCCCCGTTTAGCAACTCAATGCGCTCTCCGCCGTTGGCGTAGCGGATGGCCTTAGTGCCAGCCTTGAGGTGAGGTGCGTTCTCAATGATCCAGGCGATCTCACGGAAGGTCATCAAAGCAGTAGCGCGATTAGAGGACATGATGAGGTGCTTCGTCTCACCGCCATAGAACAAGCCCCAAATGACACGCATACGCCCTAGATGGCTCTTGCCATTCTGGCGTGCCACTAATAACAGGGTTGTCTTGCGAATGTACATGCCCTTGGCATCTACTCGCATCATGTCATCGAGCATCCACTTCTGCCACGGCAATAAAGGCGTGCCTAAGTCCTCAGCCATCTTAGCAATCTCATCTGAGCGTGTTTTGCCCTTGAGAAGTGGACTGTGGAGCCTTGCCTTGGTTGCCCCTCG